GGCTACCGCGACCGGAGGCTTTGATGACAGAATTCATCGATCCGGGACGTCTCAGAACCGAACTGGCGCTGGAGCAAAACTTCGCCATGCCCGATGGCCTCGGCGGGTGGGTGGAACACTGGACCGAAGTCGCGACCGTCTTTGCAATGATCGAGCCGATTTCGGCGCAAAGCCTGTCCGGTGCCGATCAGACGCAGCAAACGCTTTCCCATCGCGTCACCATCAGAGCGCGTGAAGGTGTTGCCTGCGGGATGCGCCTGAGCGGCAAGGGACGGATTTTCGATATCGTGACCGTTCACGATCCGGATGAAACCGGTCGCTATCTGATCTGCCGGACGATGGAGGCCAAACCGTGAAAATGTCGATCAAGATGACGCTGGATGGCCTCATGCGTGCGCTGCGCTGGCAGGCGCATGATCTGGCGGAGCAGGCCGAACGAGGCTACCGTGACGGAATTCGGATTCCGCGCGGTGCTCGAGAAGCAGGTGGCGCGGATATCCGGACAATGGGGGAAAGCGATGACCGCGTCAGCCGCTGACTTGCAGAAAGCGATCTTTGCCACGCTGGAAAGCGATCCTGCTTTGACCGGACTGCTTGGCGGCGCCAAGATTTATGACCGGGCGCCCGCTAACCAGCAGTTCCCCTATCTCACTTTCGGCCGCACCAGCATCTATGACTGGAGCACCGGCACCGAAAGCGGCAGCGAGCACCTGTTCACTGTGCACATCTGGTCGAAAGCCAAGGGCAAGATGGAAACGCTGGAAATCATGGAGGCGGCCAAGGCGCGCCTCGATAACGGCTCTCTCGCACTCGACAATCATCATCTGGTGAACATCCGGCTTGAGTTCGCCGAGGCCAGATATGACGAAGACCTGGCGGTTCATCACGGCCTGCTTCGATACCGCGCGGTGATCGAAGACCTCGCGTAATTGCCGGCCGCTTTACGCATCACTCATCCAAGACAACACATTTCGGGAGACCTACATGGTCGCACAGAAGGGCAAGGACCTTCTGCTCAAGCTCGATTCCACGGGCTTGGGCGGCTTCATCACCGTCGCGGGGCTACGTTCGAAGCGTATCGCCTTCAACAGCGAGACCGTGAATGTCACGGATTCGGATTCTGTCGGCCGCTGGCGGGAACTGCTGGCAGGCAGCGGCGTCCAGCGCGCGTCGATCAGCGGATCGGGTATCTTCAAGGACGCACAATCGGATGCCGAGATCCGGTCCCGCTTTTTCGCTGGCGAGATTTCGAACTGGCAGCTGTCCGTACCGGATTTCGGCGTGGTGCAGGGGGCCTTCCAGATCACCTCGCTCGAATACACCGGCACGCATGATGGCGAGGTTACGTTCGAGATGGCGCTCGAATCCGCGGGGCCTGTCGGCTTCACGGTGGCGCCATGACGGCGAACAGGCGGCGCGGCGAGGTCGCCGCAGAACTCGACGGAAAGAGCTATTGTCTCTGCCTGACGCTGGGCGCCCTGGCCGAACTGGAGGCGGCCTATGCCGCCGACGATCTTGGCGCGCTGGTCGAACGTTTTTCGCGCGGGCGTCTTTCCGCGCTCGACATGATCCGCATCATTGGCGCGGGATTGCGCGGCGCCGGGCAGAATATCGCCGATGAAGACGTCCGCATGATGCAGGCCGCCAACGGCGCAACAGGATTTGCGGCGATCGTGTCGGATCTTCTCACCACCACCTTTGGCGCAGCGCAAGGTCACACGCCGAACCCTTGAAGGCCGCAGCAGGCGAGGCGCGTGAATTCCCATGGGACCAGGTAATGGCCATGGGGTTCGGCCTGCTGCGGCTTTCTCCAAAAACCTTCTGGGCCATGACGCCGCGCGAATTCGAACGCGCGATGAGCATTCTTGCGCGCGGGTCAGGCGAAGCGCCGCGCCGCGGTGACCTTGCCGCCCTGATGCGGGCCTTTCCGGATAACCCATAGAAAGGAGGAAGCATGGTTGAGGACGTTACAGTCTCGATCAATGCCGATACCGCGCCTTTTCAGGCTGCACTCGAAAATCTGGAGAAAATCTCCGACCGCTTCGGCGCGCAACTCACCGGCGCGCTCAAGGGGGCGGCGGTCAGTGGCCGCGAGCTTGACGATGTGCTGCGCCGCATCGGATTGAACCTTGCCGGCATGGCGCTTGAACAGGGGCTGAAGCCACTGCAGTCGCTGGCCGGGTCGCTGTTTTCAGGCCTGCTCAGCGGCCTTTCGGGGACTCTTCCGTTCGCCAAGGGCGGTGTTCCGGGGCATGTCGTGCCGTTCGCCAGCGGCGGTGTGGTGTCCGCGCCGAGCTATTTTCCGATGGGAAGCAACCTTGGCCTGATGGGCGAGGCCGGACCGGAGGCAATCATGCCCCTGCAGCGTTCGGCTGATGGCCGGCTGGGCGTCGCCGCATCGGGCGGCGGCACGCCCGTCAATGTCGTCTTCAACGTCACGGCCCAGGACGCGGCCTCGTTCCGTAAATCCGAGGCGCAAATCACGGGCATGCTCGCGCGTGCCGTGTCGCGCGGCGCCAGAACCTTCTGAGGGGGCGAATTGTCTGAACTTGCCAGTTTTCACGACGTGCGTTTTCCGCTCGCCGTCTCCTTCGGCGCGACGGGCGGGCCTGAAAGGCGCAACGAGATCGTTTCGCTGACCTCCGGCCGGGAAAAGCGCAATGCGCGTTTCTCCCAGTCGCGCCACCACTATGACGCCGGCACCGGCGTGAGGTCTCTGGAGGATCTGCATGACGTGCTCGTCTTCTTCGAGGCGCGGCGCGGATCGCTGCACGCGTTTCGTTTTCGCGATCCATTCGACATGAAGTCATGTCGACCAGAGGCGACGCCGTCGGCCAGCGATCAACTGCTTGGCTATGGCGATGGGACCGAGAGACGTTTCAAGCTCATCAAGCGCTACGGCACCGGGGACGACGCTTATGCTCGCCTGATTTCCAGGCCGCTCGTCGCGACTTTGAGAGTTGCCATCGATACCGCCGAGCTGTCCGCGTCCGCCGGCTTTTCCTTCGACGAGACGTCCGGCGAAATCGTTCTGGCGCAGCCCCCGTCCAACGGTGTTGCCGTCACCGCGGGATACGAATTCGACGTGCCGGTTCGGTTCGACAGCGACCGCATGTCGGTGAGCCTCACCGCGTTCAACGCAGGTCAAATTCCATCGATCCCGCTTGTCGAGGTGCAGCTTTGAGTGCTTACCCGCAACCCCTGATCGACCATCTTTCGCAAAACGTCACGACAGTCTGCCATTGCTGGCGCCTGATCAGGACGGACGGAGTCGTCACCGGCTACACCGACCATGATCGGGCGCTGACGGTCGATGGTATCCGCTTCGAGCCCGAAACGGGTTTCAGCGCCAGCGAGGCGCGCGACACGCTGGGGCTCGCGGTCGACACCGTTGATGTCGAAGGGGCGTTGTCGTCGGAGAGTATTCGCGACGAGGACATTGCGGCCGGGCTCTATGATGGCGCGAAGGTCGAGACGCTGCTGGTGAACTGGCAGAGGCCACAGGAGTTTGCCCGGTTGCGAACGGCCACCATCGGCAAGATCACCCGCAGCGATCAGCGTTTCATAGCCGAACTTGAAAGCCTGACACATTCGCTTGACCAGCCCAAGGGGCGCTATGTCGGCCGCGCTTGCGACGCCGAGCTGGGCGATGGCCGCTGCGGCTTCCTGCTGAACCGGCCGGGCTTTACAGGCGCCGGCGCGGTGTCCGCGGTCGAAGAGGCGGGCGTAATAACCGTTTCCGGCCTTGGTGGGTTCGAGCCAGGCTGGTTCTCGCATGGAACGCTGGTTTGGACGACGGGCGCGCGCGCCGGACGCAGCGAACGCATTGTCGACCATCGCCTGGGGGTGGGAGGCATGGTCATCGCCCTTCAGCCTCCGGTTGGCCCCAACATTGGTGCTGGCGATGCATTCTCTATCTACGCCGGTTGTGACAAGAGCTTTGCCACATGCAAGGCGAAGTTCTCCAACGCCTTGAATTTTCGTGGATTTCCCCATCTTCCGGGCAACGATGCCGCCTACAGCTATGTCGTCGAAGGCGGACGCTTCGATGGGGGGCCGGTCGTTCCATGAGCGAGCCAGCTTTTTGTGAAGAAGCGGCGGTCGCTTCGCGGGTTGTTTCGGAAGCGTTATCCTGGCTTGGCACGCCCTATCGGCATCAGGGCGCCCGTAAAGGTGTGGGGTGCGACTGCATTGGTCTCGTGCGCGGCGTCTGGCAAGCAGTCTATGGCCGTGCTCCAGAGGAGCCGGAGCCCTATGCACCCGATTGGGCGGAAGCCGGCGGGTGGATCGACTGCTTGCGGCAGCTCGACGCCATTGCGTCGAGAGACCGGTTGGCGACCTACGGGCAGGCGATCTGATATTGTTTCGCTGGCGGCCGCATCTGCCAGCCAAGCACGCCGCGATCATGGTTGGGCCCGACCGTTTCATCCACGCCTATGAGCGAAACGCGGTCGTGGTTTCCGCACTCGTGCCGCAATGGCGAAACCGCATCGCCGGCGTTTTCGCCTTTCCCCAGAAGCCATAACTCACTGATTTTCCGGAGGACTTGATGGCAACCATTG